TTCTAGGTAGGGTAATTGCAATACCCTTATTCAATTCTGCCTGCTGCTCTATCTTTGCAAGAAACTTTTGCATCGGACCATAAGATAATCCGACTTTAGTTTCATCAACTATATTATTTTTTTTATCTTCGTGTCTGATGTAAATATTGTTGAAAAGGGTGCCAAAACTAACAATAGTTTTTCGTATTATCTCGTGATAAAAATAAGTTCCTAGCATTAATATTCTCCAAAGGGATTACTTTCAGTGAAGTCCAAAATAGAATCTGCTTCTAATTCTATTTCTTCGTTAGAGTCATATGGATCTTCATAACTGTCCCTATCATAATTTTGAACAGTATATGTAGCACCAGATATTGATCCGACTACAACTTCTCCAGGATAGAATGTACCAGTATTTAGATAAACTTGAGCGTCTATTGGTGGATTATACTCATTTTGCTGTGCTTCAACTACTTTAAAGTCTCTTATCTTGGCAGTAGTCCCCGATGTTTGTCCCGTGATAGTTTCATTATAAACAAATGTTCCTATACCAACACTTCCCAGAGATTGGAAAGTAACAGTAGGTGCTGATGTATATCCACTTCCACCATTCAATATTCTTAAGGATTCTATTTCGGAATTTGAATTTACTCTGGCGATTGCTGTTGCTGTAACGCCACTTGTAGGATCACTTATAGTTACTGTAGGAGATCCAGAATATCCATTTCCAGATTCTGTAATTGTCAATCTGGATACACTGAATAGTGTTCCACCAATAGAGCATGTTGCAGCAGCACCTGTACCATTTCCTCCAGCAATTGTTATAGTCGGTGGTGATGTATATCCCGAACCACCATTAGTTATTTCTATACGATTAATTGATTGAATATTGCCAACTGAAGTTGTTATTGCTACAGCAGTTGCCTGTTCTCCAACAACGTTTCCATATTGATCTAAAGGAGGGTCTGAAAATGTAATAATTGGAGTTCCAGTATATCCAGATCCATCATCATTAATAAATACTTGATTTACTGCACCAGATGTTATGGTTGCCTCTGCTGTTGCGGTCCTAATCCCAGAATTAATCAATCTAAGAGTTGTAATATATCCCTCTTCTTTAGTTACAGAGTCAATTCCTTCAATTCCGGTATCAATTTCTTCATTCTCATATTCATAGAGTTCGCATTGAAGTTCATAAACATAGTTTTTCCCCAATTGATAAAATGGTTTTTCAAACTCAACTCTTTTTATTTCAAAAAGTCTTTCTCCTAATGGAAAATAAATTAAATCCCCCTCCATCGGTCTTGCAATACTATTGAGATCATAATTAGGATTTTCGGACACCAAAATTTCCCTTTCTAATCCTTCCTGTATCGCAATTAAAAATGGGGAGATAAATTCTTCAAATCTTTCTTTGGAAATTATTAGATTGATCTCATTTTTCAATCTTAATCCAAATTTGGTCATAATATCACTACCAGGAGAATACCCCTCATAATTATCCAAATATGCTTCTATTAAAAATGAATCGTCAAATTTTGAAGTATTAATTTCATTTAAAATAGAATCCGTACTTAAAGCCTTTCTTGGGAGATAATACACGTCTATTCCGTATATTTTCAATTGCTCATTAATTAAATCTTGAATGAGAAACTGTTCCGTAGAAGAACCTTGTAGAAAAAATGGATTTAGTGCCATAATGATTAACCTATAAAATCAAGAGGTGGTAATTCATATTCCATAGTCATTCTTTGTTTAATATCTTCCAATTCTCTCTCAGCATCTTCATATAACTGTCTTCCATTTAATTCAATTCCACCGGGAAGTTTTACGCCATTAAACTTAATTAAATTTTGACCCCACTGCCTTTTGATCAGAGCAGTTAAATATTTTTTGACAAAACTATCATTATATACCTGAACAAATGATGCTGGATCCAAAGCCCGATAACATTCAATCACTATAAAATCGCCAGCAGATTGTGATCCCCAATCTATATCTAAATATAGTCTATCCTGCCTTTTATTAAATCTAACTTGCTTATCAGTGGTCAAAAGAAAATCAATATCTTCCAAATAAGATTTGACCATCGCATATTGGAGAAGTTCTACAGAGTTAAAATAATATAGATCATTTAAGAACAATTGATATTTAATGCTAAACATTCCTCCAGATATGGAACTAGTGTCAAATTTAAAAATTTTTTCAATTCCAATGACCGAATCCGGAACTTGTATGAAATTTGAGTTTTCATAAAAATTGAATGTAGTTGCAGCAATTCCTGTAGAAGTTGCGGTCGTAGTCACAATTCCAACTCCATCAGTTCCTTTTGCTCTACCTCTAGCAATATCATCATCTGTTATCTTATATTTAAGATACATTTTTTCAACACCATCATAATGACGTTCATTAAAATATTGAAGAGCGTCATCCACCAAATCATCAATTTGATCATCGGCAACATTAATTTCTAATACTGGTGCTCCGAGTCTTCTTAAACAATAATCAATAAGTCCTTGTCTAGTAGTTGGTTTTGCCATTAGTATGATCCTCCATCGATTGTGCTTGTCCAGATTGGCTCATCAAAAGCATCTGTAGTAAGAATGTAGTTTGAAGTTGTAAGAGGATTCTCTGTGCTTGGTGAAGAGATAAATTCGCCATCATTTCTAAAGAATCCAATTCCATTTGGTCCAGAATACAAATCTTCAGCATAATATATACTATCATAAAATATAGAAGTACCACCGACTGATAAATTTGTAAGGATATTTGTGTCGTTTTGGAATGTAGAAACGCCAGAGACATTAAGGTCATCTAATTCAGTGTAACCATCTACATCTAAGTTACCATTAGCGTCTATTGTTCCAGTGAATGTTGCAATTCCACTAACAGTTAGTGCTGCACCAACAACCAGTTGTGAACCATCAAAAGTGAAGTTGGCGTCATCCTCAAGTTCTCCATCAATACCAACAATGACAACTCTATTTTCTGTAAGATCTTCTACCTTAAGGGAATTGGCATCAATACCACCATTAGCATCTATTAATGAAGTGAAGATTGATGTATTACTAAAGGAAGAAATTCCAGATACAAATAATTGATTGGTTTCAACTGAAGTGGCAAATCTTGCAGTTCTCCAACGTTTTCCATCAATACCCAAATCATAAGCATTGTTATCATTTGGAACTAAATCTGATACAAATTCACCACCAACATCAATATCATCACCTGTAGAATCACCGATACCAATTGTACCGCCTCTGAAGGTTGCATTACCTATAAATTCTGATGTTCCTTGAACATAAAAACTTCCACCAACGGTTAAGTTTTTATTGATTCCAACACCACCATCAACTTGTAATGCGCCAGTATCTGGATTTCCCAATACATTATCAGTTGTATTAGTTACAGTGGTTAATCCAGTTACACTTAATTCATTATTAATAAGAACATCGTTAGAAAATGTGGATAGTCCCGTTACGAATACATTTTCGCCTACATTTAAACTTTCACCAACATATAAATTTTTCTCAATTCCTGCACCACCAACAACAACAAATGCTCCAGTTGATGGTGATGTTGATTGTTGTGTATTTGCGAAGGTTACAAAACCAGTAGCAACTAATGATGTAGCATCTATAGTATTTGTTAAATAATATTTTTCAGTGATAGAATCCCAGACTAAAATATAACCATCCTTATTTTCTTTATCGTCAGCAACAACATCAAATAGGTTATTTAATCTTGAAGGTGGAGATGATGCATTAGATAAGACACGTACTACATTTTGAGAACCAACTCTTGCTTTTATGGTGGCCATTACCTAGTCACTCCCGCTCTTACTAATGCCGACCCTTCTATAGCCTTAGTTACTGTTCCATTACCCGCAGTTAACTTTATATCATAAACATATCTACCTGGTTTTAAATCTACTGTAACTGTTGAGTCTAATGATATTTGAACCCGCCCCTCAGAAAAAGGTTCTACAATGGTTGATGCGAAAGATACTGCTGTAGAACTACTGTATGTCTTTCTAAGTTGAGCATCTACAGCATATCCACTTAAATTTATAAAATCATTTGTAGTGGTATCTTCCAACTGAAAAGTTGTATCAAAGTCAAAACCCTGTTCAATTATTACATTTGATACAAATACTGCCATTATTCAGATGGGAATGTTTTCTATAGATATTTATATTAACGAAATCCCAAAAAAAAAAAATTATTTATTATTTAGTAAGTCCTTTAGTAATGTTTTAATTTCTTCAATATCACTTTTCATTTTATCCAATTCTTTTTTCTGTGCGTCCCTATAGTTCAAAGAATTTATATATTGGTTGTATGAAGTGGTGTCACAATTTATTATGGCACCACTCTTCTCATCCCTATAAAGATTTTTGTATCCCTCTACTTTTATCATCTCAATGCGATTGTTCTAAGGTCTTTTATTTTTGGAGCATGTGCCTGGTCCGTACCAGACAATACAATTTTGATAGTATATCCAGTAAACAGATCTAAGTTATCTGCTGTAAATTCATACTCAAGATACTGATTTTCTAGACTTGCAGGAACAAAAGTATCCGGATTTCCACTATTTTTGGCAGGGTTGATAGGAGTAATTGTCCCATCAGTACCTATATTAATATTATCATATCCTGGGAACAATTCAAATTCTTGTGCCACTTCACTAGAATCTGCCCTAATCAAACTATAAAGAACTCTAAAATCAGCAGACTCGTGCCTGTAAGCACCAAGAATCACTTTCAATGAAGTTGCTGCTTGAGAAAGATTCACTGTATTTGATACATATACTGCTGCATGTGGATCAAAGAGTATAGAATTAACTCTATTATCTGCAGAATAATCTGAAATTGGTCTATTTAATCTGTTAAGTTTAAATTCTGTTATAGCAGTATCTGTGTAAATCATTGGAGACAGATTACTATCTGTCGTAGATAAAACTATTCCTGTAGTGAATGATTTATTTCTTGGTAAAGAAGTTAGTTTTGTAGTTTCATTTATACTTGAAGCAACCATTCTTACAGAATTTAATTTATTAACTTCATTCAACTCTACAAACTCAAATCCATTATCTATAAATGGTGTTTCACTTCCATTAACACTCCTACCACTAATAGTTCTTATCGATGCTTCTACTGATGTTGAAGAACTTGGGGTCAATATATCATAATTTGGAACAATCTCATTAAATTGAATATTTTCAGTTGCCTTGCAGAAATTACCACCAACTGAAGATTGTGTTGTAAATGATAGTTCTGGGCGGTTATTATTATTGGTAGATCTATCTACTCCATTAGAACTCATGTCAATAGCAATACGATATTCATCTATACCATTTCCTAAAGAAGAAACATCATGTGTTATTCCATTGATTCTTCTAAGAGATACACCATTTAACTCATATTTTGTAACTGTATCTCCAACTTCATGAGGTTGTGCTTTACCTTCTACTGCCCTAGAATTTATGGTTAAAGTGCCATTTCCAACATTACTATAAGCAATTATTTCACCACCAATTTTAACATATCCAAGATAAGTTGGAGATACTGTTTGCCCTTCAAATGTTGTAAAGGTTGATGTACTTGCTACACTAATTGATGTTGTTTCATTAATAGAAAGTGTAGAACTTAGTACAGTTGATGATACACTTGGTTCAATATCTGTAAGAATAACCTTATCTGTTCCAGAATACATTCCATGATCAAAATGACTTACACTAATATATTTTCCAGAATTTAAATCTTCGCCTCCGTTAGAAGATAATATTTCTATAGTTGGGAGGGATATGGTAGATCCAGAATCATTATAATAAGTTAATCCAGCACCAGTAGTTACAAATGAATCGGATGTCCCCTGAACGCCAGAAACATATAATGTATCTAAATCGACAACCGAAGATACTGTGAATGTAGCATCTCTTCCTATACTACTAGTAACACCAACAACATCGCCAACTTGATATCCATTTCCAGCACTTGATATAGAATTAAAACTTAAAGAACCTCCAGATCCAGTTACATTCAATACAAGACCAGATCCGTTTCCAGTTACTGATGTTGTTTGAAGATCATAAGTTCCTGTTCCATAATTTATGCCACCAGAAGTATTACTAATATTATCGGCAGGACCACCAGTTCCTACAATATATGCATAAGTAAAAGTATTATTTCCAGCAATCTTTCTACCAGTTGTTAATATACCAATGGCTCCCGAATCGGATGTTGTAGTTATTCCTAATGTTAATGTTTTCGGTAAAGTTGTAATTGGATTGTTGTTTAAAATTTCAACATATCCATTACTTTCATCCAATGTTGGATTATAGAAGAACGCTGTACCTGTTGATGATGTAAAGTTTGCCTTATAAAGTTTAAACTTCATATCTTGAAGTTGATTGGCAGTCCAAATAGATCCATTCTGAGACTTAAAGAGACTTCCAAGAGCAAATTGTTTGGAATAGATTACCGATTCTGAGTTAGGTAAAGATTGTGTATTTACAGTTTCTTCACCCATCTGTGCTATCCACATTTCATATTCATTACTAGTTTCGGCAACTGCAACAATTGCATATTCTTGTCCAGGAGCAAGATATATTGGA